TACTAACCCATTGTAGATTTTCATGATTTTCTTTTGAAGCTCTTCTCCAGATCCCCATATCTGCAATGTAGTCTTTGTCGCATCCTCATGTATCATGAGATCCTCAAGCTGGGTAATCCGCATTGTTATGCTTAACCTTTGACTATTTAAAAACAAACTGTGATAGTTTCTTTCATTGTTGTAACGAGTTTCTATCCATTCTGGTAAATCTCCGAACGCCATATCTTTCTCCTTTGGTTAGATGTTTAGTTAAGTGTGCGATTAGGTCGAACAACGAATCCTGTCTTGTCATAGATGGCACTGCCTTTGGCTTTCAATGCTATTACAGAGTTAGGAGGATCCATAAAACGAATATCGCTATCGTCTCCAGAGACGACTTGTTTACCCATAAAGGTCTTGGGTATGTTCTTTATGCTGTCGAAGACAACAGCCATGTTAAAGTTATTCTTCAGTGCTTTCCTGACAACCTTCTGATACCCAAGTACACCAGAATAACTAAATGTTAAGTGATATTTCTCAGGCACTTTTCTGTTGGGTGCCTTTGTGTAATCATAGAATTGTATGTGTGGAAAGTCAGTAAACAATTCTGGCAACTCATTCTCCCAGTAAATATCTGATGTGCCATTGAGCCTGACGGCAGGTATAAGGTTTTTCCTTTTGGCTGCACGTTCTAGTCTTCGTATTTCCTTGTAAGTAAGTTTCTTAAACTCTTCAGGATACTGAAGCATGAATAGAGTGCGTTGCAATCGAGACATCTGGACAGTTGGAAACTTCCCTCGCCCTGCTGATTTCAAACAAGCGTTGGCACATTTTGCGATCTCATGAAATGGACATAAGTTCACACCAGATTCTTTTGCAGCCGAGAGGTAGGCAATCAATGTTAGAACACCCTTCTCTTCACCTTTAACTGTCTTTGCATCTTGTGATATGCCACCCAGCCGAGTGGGAAATCGAGTAAACCAATCAAAGAAGAAACCTTTTCCCCATGATCCAAGCATGATCTGCAACCTTGTATCGTCATCAAGTTTAGATAAATCGTATATAAGTTTTTTAGACATAGTTCTCTCCTCCTATGTTGTTAAACAAGTTCTACCTCCCAAATATCAAAATTCACCATTACATGGCTTATGTAATCTTCCATAAGCCCTACATCAGGATCAGCTCTGCTAATAATAAAATCAATTGTTATCTCATCATCAGATAAGATGTCATAATCTTTCAGTTCTTCTGGAGTATAAGTTATTTTGTGACTCCCAATCTCCCACTCACGAGCTTCGATTAAATCGTTGAGTGTTTGCTGTTGTAAGCTACTACCTGCACAATGATAAATATCTTTTGCATTTGTTGCTTTACCTGGATAACCATTTAACATTGCTATATTCTCTGCCTCCTCTGGGTTGTTAGCAATGACAAGCAATGCACTTTGTGTTTTTAAATCAGTCATGTGTTACCTTTCTAAGCGTTAGAAGTATCAAGTTTAACTTTCCACATTCTTGGACCATCGTAGTCTACCTCATCCCACCAGTCATAATATGACCCTCTACCATCCTCCCAGAATGGATCAAAGTCATCGGCAGGGTTAAAATGACCTCTAATTACTATGTCACAGGCAGTAAGAATAAAATGATTATTCTTTAGGTCTTCTGGAGTATAGCTAAATTCATTAACACCATTCTCTGGTGGTTCTGAGGACAACCAGACCTTCTCGAAGTCATCTGGAAATAAATCTTTAATCACTTGTTCTTTGTCGTACTTTTCTATTTCCGTCATGCTCTCTACAGGGAGGGTCAGTGATTGGGATACCAGTTTTTCTGCATCAGATTGAGAATTAGCAAAGACAATTACTTCACCTTGCCCTTCTATGGTATAAACAGTCATGTGTTACCCTCCAATCATCAATGGAATAAACACTAAGCATGATACTAGAAAGATAAAAAATATTAAAAACTCTAGTATGAATTTCATAAAGTTCATTTAACTTCTCCATAAAATTTTACTGATGATCGTTGATTAAGCTCGTTGTACACAGTCTCATTTGCGTTAGATGAGAGGGTTGGGTAGCGAGTGATGGTCACTGGCTTCCCACTAATTATTTCTATGTATCTTTTGACACCATCAATAGTTTCCTCTGATGTGTTGCTAACATTATGTGATGAATCAAATTCGTATCGTGTAGTTTTTTCTTGCATATAATCTCTCCTCATATGCTGTTAATGAAATGCTCTCACGAGCCAAGACCTCACAGAAAAAAGCTTGAAGCTTTTTTTATGAAGTCATGGTTCTTGAAAGATGTTGGAGGGTGTGCTATGTAAAATACATGACACCTCGTATGGAAAACTTTGCAAAACTTATTGCATCAGATACATCAGCTACAATAACTGAGTGTTATGAGAAGGCTGGGTATTCTGTACATAAAACCAGTACAGGTGCATATGATCAGAAGTCATATGTGAACGCATCCAAACTGGCAACGCACCCAGATATTGTGAATAAGATTAACTCCCTTAAGGAACAAAGGGAGCGTACTCAGAACGCACAGAAACTCAGAGCTATGTCTAGGGAAGAGAAGCTGAAGGAAGATATTGTGAATGAGTTAAGTCAGATGTCCTTCAGTGATGAAGAAGCGTCACCTAACAAACTTAAAGCACTCCAGCTGCTCGGCCAAACAATAGGTCTGTACACTGAGCGAGTGGTCACAAAGGAAGAACCTGTCTCGGAAGAGGAGCTTGAAAGAGAAATTAAAAGCGACCTTGCGAAATGGTTTCCAAGTAACACCAAACAATAAAACCTAGTCGGCACACAACCCTAACGGGGAGCTTAGCTCATGGTGCATAGACGTATAGTTTTATCTATGTAATATAGGCATCCCACTTGTAGATACCTGCTCGATCTTGATCTCCTTTTTTGTTGTTAGTTTTTGCTCGTATATAATGCATCGCCAAAGCGACTGCTCCCATACTTTTAGATAGACCTGTTGCGTCCATAACTTTGGGGATACCCAGCTTGCTATCTAGTACGGGTTTGTTTGTTTCCTTGTTGATCTTCATAAAGACCTGAACATCTACATGATACTTAGATGCACACTCAAACGGTTTGATGGTCGAGTAAAAGATGTAGCGTTTACCTCGCCTTGTCGTGATCATGTAAACATAGATTATGTATGACCCCTCCAGCCTTCGCTGAACAATAAACTGATCGAGATACTTGGCAACACCTGTCAGTCTAACAGGCTTGTCTCTATCAAACTTTACCCTATGTCCTACGTTTGGATTTACTGTCATTCGATACACCTCGTTTCGGGTAAATACCCGAACTTACTTCGTAAATTGTTTCGCATATTCAAGAACCCTTTTCTTAGCGAGGTTTATTCTTTTCTTACCGAGGTTTATTCTATATTGATCAAACTCCCTACGAGTCATAGACTGTAGACGTTTCTCTTTATCGCTGGGGGGGTTGTATTGACGGGATAAAAAATTATTACCAAATGTTGTAATAAGAACCCCATCAATAATCTCCTCTCTCATATTAGGAGATGTTTTTATCTCGTCTTCTTTCCACCACTCTTTAGTCATCTTATCTGCTCCTGACTTCGGGTTTTTTCCCGAACTTACTTCTGATATATATGAGTGTATAATTTTATTTACTATTCTCATTGTGTTATAATAGTAACACAAAAACACTAATAAAGCAATTGGGTTGTCGCTGGGCAGGCAGAACTAAATTGGTAGGTAGTTTGGGGGTGCAAAATTGGTTGACCCAGCTATGTGCATATACAAATATATAATATGGATATGCATCATGTATTGATGATGGTCGTTATGTATAGATAACAAAACCATGAGGCATTATGTAATTTAGTTATACTTATAATATGAAAATCAAAAACAAAAAAAATCCTAGTAAATACTAGGACAATAAAGAGATTAAGATAATAATTAATATACTTAGTTTATACTAAGGATATAAGGGTCTTTAGAGCTTGGATTAGCATTTATTGGACTCACACCACTACAAAAAAATAAACCCTCTCAAAACGTCTTAAAATGGGTTTAAATACTAATTAATTTTAGACAAAAAAAAGGGTGACTATAAAGCCACCCTTTAGAAGTTTATTGGTTAGGAATTAAGAGTTAATAGCATCTTTCTTTTCTGCCTTCTCATTTTTCGGAAATTCGTTGGCATCTTCGTCTTTTATCTT